TAATGCCGTAAATATCGGCTTGGGCGAAATTGACCAGCCGGGCGATTATGAACTTATTGCACGATCATCGAGCAAGACAGACCTATATTCACTTTGCACAGATATTGCTAATTCAGCCTTCGGTGTTCTCTATGAGGATGCAAACGGCAATATCGGCTATGCAGATCAGACTCATCGACAGGATTACTTGGCGGCCAATGGCTACACAACCTTGGATGCCAACCATGCCAACGGAATAGGACTAGCTGCGACCACTCGCGCAGGAGACCTAAGAAATTACTTTAACATCATCTACAATAACAATGGCAACCAGTCATATTTAGCTGAGGATACAGAAAGCCAGTCTCTTTATGGCGTTTATGCAGAATCCTTCACTTCTCGAATTAAACACACATCAGATGCTGAGGCATTGGCAGATCGTTACATTGAGCTCAGAGCCTACCCTTACCCTAAGTTTCAGAGTATTACCTTCGTGCTTGGAAATCCGGAAATTGATAATGCCGACAGAGATGCCTTGATAAATATATTTCAAGGTCAGCCGGTCTGGATTCAGAACCTTCCGCCTAACATCACCGGCGGCGAATTCCAAGGCTACATCGAGGGCTGGACATTTAGAGCAAGCCTCAATAACCTCAGCCTGACTTTCAACGCTTCTCCAATAAACTTCTCCCAAGTTGCGGTAAAATGGGAACAGGTAAATGCAGCGGAGACTTGGAACACACTTAACACCAGCCTAACCTGGCTAAATGCGATTGGAGTAGTAGCGTAATGGCAACAACAACCACGAACTTTGGGTGGGATATCCCTCAGTCGACAGACCTAGTAAAGGATGGCGCTACCGCTATTGCTGCACTTGGCCAAGATATCGACACAGCCCTAGTTGACCTTAAGGGCGGCACTACAGGACAAGTATTAGCCAAGGCATCAGGAACAGACCTTGATTTTTCATGGGTCGCTCAAGATGACTCAAACGCTATTCAGAACGCTATTGTCGATGCTAAAGGTGATCTCATTGCTGCAACCGCAGCTGATACTCCAGCGCGCCTAGCAGTTGGAACTAACGGTTATGTCCTTACAGCAGATTCAGCAGAAGCAACCGGCCTAAAATGGGCAGCCGCTTCAGCGGGTGCAGTAACTTTAATTGCTCGCACAGCCTTCTCAGGCGTTGCTTCCCAAGCCTTTGATTCGGTATTCACATCTACTTACAAGTCCTACATGATTCTTGTAGAAAAAATTTATTCCGGCGCTCCAGGCGATGATTTGCAAATGCAATTTAGAGTTGGCAGCACTACTTTGACAAGCAACTATTACGCTGCTTCCTCGTCTACCAATTATGCAGGTTCAACTCAAATCATTAATAACAATAACGATAGTTTCATGTCTTTAGCTCCAACCATCGGAAGTTCAACTGGTCCACAAACTTGCACAATTTGGGTTAATTGTGTTGGAAATACAAACGAAAAGCCTACTGTTCGCGGAAATGCTTATGGTATTAACGGAGATCAGCAGTCAGTATTTGGTGGAAGCCATGGCAGTTCAAGCAACACGGTTACAGGTTTCTTACTAAAATCTGAAAGCGGTTCAAATATCACCGGAACAGTAGCTATTTACGGATTGGCGACAGCATAATGAAAATTGGTATCTATAACCACGAAACAGGCGAGCAAGAAGTTCGCGACATGACTCCCGATGAAGTAGCAGCAATCGAAGCAGATGCAGCAGCGGCTCCAGACAAAGAAGCAGCTCAAGAAGCAAAGGCTGCTGCAAAATTGGCAGTATTGGAGAAGTTAGGTTTAACCGCTGACGAAGTAGCCGCGTTGCTGGCATGACCCCCAAGTTATGCAAAGCCGGGCAACAGTTAAGGCTTCAGGTTGACGATTCTTACTTATCAAGGGATAAGTCCAGCGATGGGTGGCTTGGCGATTACCGTCATTCAACGCGTACTTCTGACCACAATCCTGATAAACAAGGTATCGTCAGAGCCATTGATATTGACCGGGATTTATCTGGTAAAGCAAAGCCCGACCTCATGCCTGACCTTGCAGATCAGATTCGACTCTGCGCAAAGTCTGACAAGAGAATTAGTTACATCATATTCAACGGCAAAATTGCTTCCCCTCGCATGGGGTGGCGCTGGCGCAAGTATTCTGGAATCAATCCGCATACTAAGCATTGCCATATCTCTTTTACTAAAAAGGGCGATGCAGATGGCTCGTTCTTTAATATCCCGATGATAGGTGGCACCGTATGAACATGAAAAATCCAGCAATCCTTACAGCAGGAGCGTTCCTAGCTGCATGGGGAGCATCTAACTTTGCACTCGACTATCGCTCAGTTCTTTGGGCGGTATTAGCAGGCGTGTTCGGATACGCAACTCCTAAGAAATAATGAGCGCGGTAGATTACTCGGCTGTTGCCGTTGGAATTGTTACTGTCCTTGGCGGCACAGCTGCGTTTCTACAGTTTCTAGTTAAGCATTACTTAAATGAACTTAAGCCTAACGGTGGCTCAAGTATTAAGGATCAGGTTAATCGACTGGAAGCGCGTGTCGATACAATCATCGAGCTGTTAGGTAAGTAACACTTATCCTATGGCAAGGAAACGACCAGTCATAGACTTAGATACTTATAGCAAACTCGATGCTTATGCCATCGCGCTAAATGAGTATTACAAGTCATTACGCAGAGCAGGATTCACAGAGACTCATGCCTTCTGGCTGCTCTCAGATCGTGAAACCTTCCCGGACTGGATAATTCCCGACCTACCCAATCGGATAGACAATATCCCATACGAGGATGATGACGAGGACTAATGACAGTCAAAAGAATTGCTTGGATTTCAGATATTCAAGCCCCGTTCTTTCATGAAGCAGCAGTCAAGAATTTAGGCAAGTTCTTAAAGGTTTATAAGCCTCACCAAACCATTTGCATTGGTGATGAAATTGACCTTCCTCAGCTTGGGGGCTTCGCCCAGCCATGGCAAGAAGTAGAAGGCAACATCGATGAGGATCGTAGACTTACTTTAGAAATTCTCGAATATCTAGGTGTCACCGATGTAGTCGGTTCTAATCATGGCGCTCGAGTTTATAAATCTCTATCTCGCAGACTGCCAGCATTTATGAACCTTCCAGAGCTGCGCTATGACAAATTTATGGGCTATGACAAGGCCGGGATTAAGTACCATCCCAATGGATTCGACTTTGCTCCAGGCTGGCATACTTGCCATGGAGATGCGTTCCCACTATCAAACAAGCCTGGGCAAACGGCCTTAAACGGCGCAATGCGGATGGGTAAATCCATCGTCTCGGGGCATACGCATAGACTGGGTTTATCAGCTCATTCTGAGGCCTCTGGCGGCCGATACGGGCGTATTGTATGGGGAGTTGAGGTTGGCAACCTAGTAGACCTTTCAAGCCCTGGGATGGGCTATACGAAGGGATATGCCAACTGGCAGATGGGATTCGTGGTCGGCACATTACACGGCAGGCGATTCACCCCTGAACTTATCCCTATTGACCATAAAGATGGCTCATTCATTTATCAAGGCAAGCGTTATGGATGACCTATATGTCGACATTAAACGCACCATTGATGACCAAGTAGACTCGACAGAATTGTTACCGTTTCGTTATAACAATCTAATCGACCAAGAGCTGCCACTAGGGTAACTTTCTCTTAGTGCCGAAATACGGCGCGAAGGGAGCAAGATGATTACTAACCACGATCACATAGTTTTACTATCGATGCTAATTGGTTCACTTCCGGGGTTTCTTATCGGATACGCCAAAGGCCATGAACACGGCAAGATTCAGGGCAAGATAAATGCCCGCCGCCTTATCAAGGCTCAGACTCAGCACCAGGTTAATCGATGAACGCTAATGAACTCTTACAATCAGCAGGGGATACCATTAATGTCCGCAACCATACTCACGGCGATGTTAAGGACAACCTGCGCAGAACCGGGATGCTCTTATCTGCGTATCTCGAAATTCCAATACACGATTATCAAGTCGCAGTCATCATGCAGTTGGTCAAAATTAGCAGAACTCAAGAGTCCCCATACCTGCTCGACCATTGGGTCGATCTGCTTGGTTATGGAGCGATTGCCGGAGAACTCGCATTATCAGAGGAGCTTAGTTAATGTTTAATTTAGATGATTACGAGACAGTCGAGGAACGATTAGTTAAATTCTGGAAGGAACATCCTGATGGTCGCATTTTTACGGAGTTGCTTGATTCGGATAATGGCCGGTTTATTGTTTCAGCTGCTATCTATCGAACTGAAGTTGATCAACACCCTTGGTGTACTGGGCTCGCAGAGGAGACGATATCGGGGCGTGGAGTCAATGCTACTTCTGCTTTGGAAAACGCAGAAACGTCTGCAATTGGCCGCGCACTTGCGGGAGCAGGTTATGCGACTAAAGGCAAGAGACCAAGCCGCGAGGAAATGACCAAGGTTAAAGCCATAACAGAAGTAAAGGCTAATATAGAACAAGTAAAGGCTAAGATGGCTGATACATCGAAGGAATATGTCCCAGTACCAAAGGAAAGTGATCCATGGAGTCAATCATTTGCAGCGCCGGTTCAGACTATGGAACAAGCAGTAGAGATGGTGAAGGATGTCCTTGGTGGCACTCCGATAGACGAGAGCTGTATTCATGGTGCTCGGATATGGAAAACCGGAACTTCTAAGGCTGGCAAGGCTTGGGGTATGTGGAAATGCACCGCAGCTATAACTCGAGATATGCCTGGTGGAGATGCAAAGCCTTGTGATCCAATCTGGTACGAGATTAGCAAAGATGGAACATGGAAGCCACAGGTGAATCGTGGGTAAATTATATTTCCAGAATCAAGATAACGAGTGGGAGCAATTCCCAACAGATCAAGAACTTTATATGGCTCGACAGTCAGCACATGACTTACAAGCTCTGGGCTTCGCCATTATCTGCCAGTTATGTAATGAACCCCCAACAGTCTCTCAAATCAAGCTGAGAGCCTTACAGAACTCTTGGAAGTGTGACAAGTGCGGCACTATGAATTCAGCAGGCAAGGCATGAGACACACATATAACTTTCAATCCTCATGGGGATATACCAACTGCTCGATCTGCGATGCAGATCGACTATGCAATGAGTACCTTCGAGATGATGGATTAGTGGTCTGGTTATGTAGTGCTTGTGAGAACACACTTCACTTATGACAAGACACAGAAAAGACCGAGGCTTTCGTACTGAGCGAGTAGTTGTCTCCTATCTACAAACTTGGTGGAGAAGCGCAAGCATCGGCAGAGGTGCGGGCAAGGATATTTATAATGTCCCGTTCGACATTGAAATAAAGGCTCGTTCTGAGTTCTCACCTCTGGCATGGATCAAGCAAGTCGAGAAAAGGTCGCAAGGCAAAGAGCTAAGCGCCGTGGTGTGTCGAATGAACGGGCAAGGAGAGGACTGCAGCCAGTACCTCGCGTTTATGAGATTTCAAGACTTGGTTGATTTATTGCTCAGAGCAGGTTACGGCGATATACAGAAAGATTCGGTAGAATTAGAGCCTGAGAGATGCGCTATATGCGGATCGTGGAAGTTAAAGGAAGTCCCATGCCGGACATGCGAGAAGTTGCCTAATGCCGATATATGAATTCGAGTGCACCAACGAGGACTGCGAGGCTAACTTGCGGTACGAGAAGGAGTTATCTATCCATGAACCACACGATCCAAAATGCCAGTTCTGCCACAGCTCGATGCAAAAGATTTATAGCGTTCCAGGTGTCCAGTTTAAGGGAAGCGGTTTCTACTCTACAGATAAATAGTTACACACAGCCTGTGGATAACTTGGTACGAAACCTTAAAGTACGCTCACGACACACCCAGTTTATCCACATGCTTGACATGCTCGGTACACTCTTGGCTAGAGCCCTCAGGGGCTCAGGGCGGGCGCTTAAGCGGATAGCCCGCCCGGTAGCAATCGTTATTGGGATATCTCTATGCTTACCCATGAGTCACGCAACAAGTGGCTCAATGGAAGCAATTGATCCAAAGAGATATGTTCATTTAGCATTACCTAAAAAAGAAGCTGTATGTCTATCTAAACTTATAGGCAAAGAATCTGCTTGGAATCATAAAGCAGTAGGCAATCTCAATAGCCCTACAAAAAGTTATGTTTATGGACTATTACAGTTAAAGAATCCTATCGTTAAGGACAAGAGCCCTATTCAACAGATACACTTTGGGCTTAAATACATCGATCATAGATATCAAGGCGATACATGCAAAGCATGGAAGCATTGGAAGGATAAGGGATGGCACTAATAGAAGCTACGATTCA